CCCAAGCATTCCGGCCTGTAGTCAAAGCTCTTAAAGAAGTGTAGGTGCTTCCAGTAGTTGCGCCCATCGAAATATCAAACGTACTTCCCGCACTGTTGGCAACAAAATCATCGTTTGTAAAAGTTGCCTTCTGTGCAACAGAATCTTGCACCCATAAAGAAGTTAAAGGATTTGCAGTACCCAGACCAAAATTTCCTCCGGTGTTAATGTAGGAAACGCCACCAGCTGTGAAAAGCACATCAGTATTATTTCCTGCGTCTATCAAAGTGATTTGACCATCACCTTGACCATCTATACCAATTACAGCCTTCTGCACTCCGTTGCTGTTTGAAAAGTGTGCAATGTCCGTGCTAGTCGTTGCCGCACCAGCAACTTCTAAAGGTGCGTTTGGACTGCTAGTACCAATACCAACATTGCCACTAGAGTCGATACGCATACGCTCGGTGCCAGTAACGTTAATAGCAAAGGCATCACTGGAACTTCCAGTTTTACCAATACGCCACTTTTCTGTTCCTTCGACTAAACCACGTACATCAGCGATGGAAGTGCCTGTAGCATCAGACAAGTTCAAATCAAGTCTGGCAAAATCCCCATCTTGAATAGTTGCTTTAGCACTAGGCGAACTAGTACCAATACCAACATTGCCACTGGAATCGATACGCATACGCTCTGCGGCGGCTGTGCCAATAGCTAATGAATCAGAAGAGTGTACATAATCAAAGTACCCTCTGAATCTTGCCGCACTTGCTCCATCTCCAAAATAGATAGATGAAGTTCCAGTAGTGCTGGCTCCAATTGTAATAATTGAGTTAGAGCCTGACCCTAATGTACCCACTGAAAGGGTATCTGTTGGACTGCTAGTGTTAACACCAACATTCCCACTTGAGTCGATACGCATGCGTTCTGTGTTTTCTGTGTTAAACGCTATCTTGCTACCGCCAGTTGCTGTTCGAGAATCAATAGTGGATAAGCCATTATTGTGATAAAGCTCTAATGCTCCTGTAGTAGCTCCTTGAAGCCTGATACCTGCTGTTGTTCCTTCAACTTCAATTCCAGTTGAGATAGCACCAAAAGCAGGCGAGCTAGTACCAATACCCAAAGACTCCGCAGAAGCATCCCAGAACAACTTCGCAGTCGTGCCAGTGTCTTCGTAGAAGCTGATGTCGCCTGAGCTTTGGTCTATTGCTAAACGGATACCATCAGCCGCACCCGTGTCTAGCATTTTAGCGATTTGGAAACTGTCTCCAGCACTTCGCAGAAGTGTCCCTTCGTCTGTCTGGTCTGTTTCAAAAAAGCGCAGAGTAGGAGTCGTTGAAGATATTTCCGCTATACCATCAACAGTCAAACCGTCGCTGACCACACTACCCGTAACGTCGATGCCTGTGGAGGTAGTGGCTAGTTTTGCGGCGCCTGCATAACGCAAATCAACAGCGCCTCCGTTAAAAGCGCGGATGTAGTTAGCAGTGTTGTCGGCATTAGCTATTTGTAAATCAGTAGCTTGAATTATTAAGTTTCCAGTACCAGCATCTTTAATAAAACTACTAGACCCATCATGATAAATCTGTAGGTCAGAGCCAGCACCGAAGATAGCCTTACCATTGTCGTCAAAAGTAGCATCACCTGTAACGTTAATGCCTGTGGAGGTTGTGGCTAGTTTGGCGCTTGTGTTGTGATAGAGAGTTGTTTCTGAATCTATATCAATTTGCATAACAACATTGTCGCTTCCGTCAAGGAAGTTAAAGTTGTTGCCGTTCGATTTGAAATTTAAATTACCAGTGCCAGCATCCTCGATGTAGTTTTGTGTGCCTGTACTATATATTGCTAGGTTATCACCAGCACCAAACGTAGCCTTGTCATTGTCGCCAAACGCAATGTCAGTACCACCAGTAGCGTTACCGTTAGCAAGGATTTCAGCGAGTGTATCTACTGTACCAACTTGACTGTCTACATACGCCTTGATCGACTGTTGAGTAGCCAATGCCGTAGCACTGTCTGAAGACAAGTCGTCTTCATCAAGAATAGTTGTGACTGTTGAGCCAGAAGTTAATGTAAGGCTATCGACGTTAGCAGTCCCATCAATATAAAGGTCTTTGAACTGGAGGGAGGAAGTACCCAAATCAATATCATTAGTAGTAACGGGAACAACAGAGCCATCTTGAATGCGAATTTGTTCAACTGCTGCACTAGAAACCTCTACATAAAAACCTAAACGATTGTTAGTGCTATCTACTTCAATTTTATTTAAAAAATCTAAATCACCAATCTTGAAAATGTTTCCGCCTTGACCAGCAGTACCGTCGTGTCGGTGGCCTGTAGTAGAAGCCGAAGTACTTGAGTATGTAAAAGCATTTACGAGTTGATTGTATTCATCATTAAACAATGAAGATGTAATAGTATCGCCATCACTAAACGTGCTTTGTCGAGTGTAATTCTGAGCCATGTTTATCTCCTACCTGATGGCATATAGTCTATATAAAGACCATTAACTGCGTATGGTGCGTTAGTGTCTGAACTACTAACTCTAAAACTTACTGTGTTTCCACTTCCTTCTACAGGCTGTCGAACCATTGGATCATTACTAGCACCAAAAGTTGCCGTGTTAAAAACAGCACTTCCAAAAATAGCTGGAAGAGGAACAGAATCTAAAATGTAATCTGGAGGCTGTGGAATATCTGTGTTTTCATAATCAAATCGCATACGAAGAGTAGGTTGAACCTCGCCTTCTGGACTTAAAGACAGTCGTGCGTATTTAACTGTTTTTCGTGTACCAATATCACCAAAATCAAAGTTAGGTGTTTGGTAGATAGCATTAATTTCTGTAGAAACTCCTGCAGGACTAAAAGAATTTCCTGTGTCATGTTTATAAACATAACCATCCTTATCACCATGATAGGCTTGTTCAATACTGTTGGCATCAAATCCTGTTGTAAGACCCATTGCTTGAATACCAAGTGTTTCAGCCCATTCAAAGCCATTAGAAGTTAGTGTGCCTATAATACCTTTAGAAACACTTGAGCCTAATGTTACATCTGTATAGAATATTCTGTATTGTGACTTTGAACGCAACACACAACTATCAATACGAAAAGTATTAATTGAAGAAGCAAGATCTCCAATAATACTTTGTATCTGTCGAGATACTGATCCTAACTCTGTATCACCAATACGTGCTGTACCAGCAACAGTACGAATACCGTCAGGACTTAGAAAAACTAGATCACCTCCAATTTCTTGAATACTGTAACCTGAAAGACACCCTACGTTTTCTGTAATAGGATCTATGCGAATATTTTGTGGATCATTAATGTTTATAAGTTTGTGAATGCTGTTTTTAGCAAACACAATTAAATCTGTACGAAAACCACGAATGCCTTGTATTTGGTCTGAAATAACTACTGCGCCAGCACCAGTACCCGTAAAGTTATCAGGATCATTATAGACACTGTAGTAAACTGTATTTAAATTATTTTCTACGCCTGCTGCAATAAGATGGTGGTCGTGACTAGTTATGTACTTTACGCCATTAGTGCCGTCTACAGTTATTTCATTTGCAAAAAATGTACGAGTATTTAAAGCGCCTGTGCCTTCCATTCTAAACGAATAAGGTTTATTAGCTCCATCAGCTATAATTAATTCGCCATAATTAAATGTAGCGCCTTCAAAAAAAGCAAATGTACATTGTCCTTGACCAGTACGAGCTAGAACTGAACGTCCCGTAAAGGCTGTATAATTATCTCCTCCACCCGCTACGCTGCTTTTATTAATTTGTAGCCACGTAGAGCCATCAATACTAAAATGTATATCAGTACCTGAACAAACAACAATGCCATCAGCATATACAGCAATACCTAAAATGTCTTGACTGCTATTAGGTCGTGTGTCACCAAACTGTGTAAAGCCATTAATACGTCGATAGCCACCATCAGGATCTACTTCAAAGTTTCTAAGTCTAGTAGCAAAGCCGGGTTGTCGAAGCATTTCAAGCTGATTGAGGTTTGTGTTTAAACCTCCACGACAAGAAATGCCAAAAGGCTGAGACATTAGATGAACCTCACACGATCAGTTTTCATATAATCGGGAGTAGCACTCATGAGATTTCCTTTCATTAGTTTTAGGCCACGCTTATAATCTTCTTGTGCAAACGCTGCGGCTTGTGAGCTTTCTTTAAACTGATGAACATAGTATCTAGCCCGTGCAAGTAATACAGGCTTATAGATATTGGGGAATACAATTTCATCCCCGTGTGCGTTTAGTTCTGTAGGTAAATCATACGCAAAGAAATAAACTCGATATACTTTATCTGGAATAGCACTAAGCCCAAACTTACGATTATCTGGGCTTCTAATTACACGACGAGGCTCCCCATAGTTTTGAGTATCTGCGTCGTCTTGGTTTTCTTCAGTACGTCTAAAATCTTTCCATTCTTCTGTCGTAGTGTACTTTAAATTTTTACTGACGTAAGGTGCTGATGAGCCGTCTACACCAATAGTTGTGAGATAAAAATTATCCCAATCAATGTAGCCGTAGTCTGTTGTTAAGTTTGAAGACGAAGGCTTTAAAAGATACCAACGAGTTCCTACAACAGTTTCAATATATGTATTACCATAAAAAGGATCTGTTGATCCGCTGGTAGCCGTAGCTAAAAAAGGCCACTGAGGTTCTTCATTAACAATATCAAGATATGCTCTATTGACACAATCTTTAATATGTTGTTGAACCCCAATGGCTCCGGCAAACGTAGAAGACGTGAGGGCTACTTCGTTCAGCTCTCGCAACAACTCGTTTGTAATTTCAAGATAAGTAGCAGCCATTATTTTTTATGAACCTTTTGAATTTCAAAGTTAGCTTCTTTTGAAGCACCTTTGTGTGGTTTATAGCCATCTTTAGGATCTTTCATTAACTTATGTGCTGATCCTTTTTTCATCCAATGATAGCCTTCAGGAGCTTTGACTTTCATTTTTGACGCATTGAAGGATTGTGATCTGATTTAACCATACAAGCTTTTTCCATTTCTTGCACACTTCCATAACCAGCCTTACCACCTTTAGAGAACGTTTTACGATTTCCTCCACTAGGCTTACGAGGCATTACCGTTGTCGAACCAGACTTCAAAGATCCTTCTGAAAAACTTTTTTGGGGATTATTCGAAGCTTTGGCGAATCGACTGCCGTCCATTGTTACGGCGCTTTGTCGACGTCCTGCTGCAGGAAGAGTAGGCGCTTGTGGTCTACCGCTTTGTACTGGCTTTGGTGTAGCTCTTGGCCCTTGTGGTCTACCGCCTCGTACTGGCAGAGTAGGCGCTTGTGGTTTAAAGGTATTCATTGTTGCCCTTGGCGCTACTTTAGGAACTTTTACTCTTTGTCTAGGAGGCATTGCTACATCAGGGCGTTGTGAACGACGACCCTCTCGTACAGGCAGAGTAGGCGCTTGTGGCCTGCCGGCATTCATTGTTGGCTTTAATGCAACTTTAGGCGCTTTTGGCATACCACCTGATATACGTGGGCGAGGAGCAGCTGTGCTTCGACCTCTTGGAGACATCGCTACGCCTCTTCCTCTTCGATAAGATGCTCTAGGCTTCTTGTCTTTCATTTTTTTTCTCCCCAAAAATACGATCATAGTTTTCGTCGTATTTCTTTTTGTTTTCACTCTTTAAGTATTGACCACTAACTTTAACTGTTTTGTTAGCACTCATACGAATTGGGTTTTGTTCTGTTCCAATCTGTGGCATAATTAAACCTTAAAGAAAAGGGGGAATATTTCATCCCCCGTTTTGTTTTAGTCGATACCGTAGAATGCAGAAACAAGGGCTTCTGGACGTAGTACCTTGGCTCCATAGACGTGAAGACCACGTACAATGTCACCAAAGCTTGCAGTATCACGAACTACTTCAGTATTGATAATAGTTTGTGCAGTACAAGTAGATGACATGTGACCAGCAATACACTTACCAGCAGCGTTAGTAGTAGCTGCAATGTTGTTGGTCTTGTACATATCAAAGCCACGCAACTTACCAGAAGATACGAGACCGTTACGGATTGAACCTTGACCAGCATTGAAATCAACGCTCATGAGCTTAGAGCTAGACTGTACAAGCTGCTCGTAGAACTCTGGGTTTGCAAGGAACCAGCGACCTTCTTCAGGAACACTCTGCTCGTCAAGGAGACGTGCCATGTGTGAAAGAACATCAATTGGATCATGCTCGCCAGAAGCGTAGCCGATGTCAAGATTACCAGTACCATCAAAAGTACCAGCTGCGAGGTCTGTTGCGCTGTCTGAACCAAGAACATGGTTAGGCGACGAAGCAGAAACGCCTGCAAACAACTTAGCAATTACGCCCGTGTCAAATGCGTCACGGAGTGCGTAGGCTGCTGAAGATGAAGCAACTTCCTTGAAGTTAACGTGAGACATTGAAGTTTCGATGTCATCAACGATGAACTTAAATGCGTTCGCCGTATCAACAACCAAAGTTACTTCGTTGTCAGTCAGTGTTGTTGCTGTGACAGCACCACCACGCTCGTACTGATCTACAGTGATTACTGGCTCTTTGATGATCTTAACTGAATCACCAAATGCAGAGATGTCACCAGCATAGTCAGTGTTTGTGATTGCTTCTGCTACAGACGCTTTCCGAAAGAAGTTAAGAACCTTCTTGGAATAGAGTTCTGGCATGAAGTTGTTGCCGGAGAAGTTACTCCCCGAGGATTGTGCAAAATACTGATCGGATGTGTTATTAGCCATTGTAAGACTCCTTAAAAAACAAAGTTATTTGATTACTCTGCCTTCTGCGGCGGCCTGATCTATTTCTTTTTCAAGTCGATCATAGTCGTCCATAGAAAGGGCAGCTATTTCCCGAGTTGTCCAGACTTTAGGCTGCTTAGTGTCTACAGTTGTAGTTTTAGTAGATACTAAACTTGCAGCGTCATTTCTAGACGTTTTTCGACCTGACTGAGTTTTAGGGACGTTTACATTTATTCCCCTTTCCATTTTATAGATGTCTATAGCACGGCTTGCTAAACTAACATTGTCTGGGTTTTCATAGATCCAACCTTGAATTTGTTCGGGTTGTTCTTTTGCCCATTCATGAAACTGCTCGTCTCCACGAATATCTTCAAAGTCAGGATGGCGGTCTCGCAACTTAGTTTCAGCTTCTCGACGAGAAATCATTGCTTCTCGCTCTTCGATAACTTGCATCTTTTGTTGTAAGGCCTGTACTTCTTTTTGACTTCGTAGATGTGCAACAGATTCTACAGTTTCATACAAGTCAGGATATTGATCTCTAAACTGTTCCAGCTCTTCTTCCGACTTAGGCGGTTGATAAGCTGGCTGAGACGACTGCGCTTGTGCTAACAGTTCTTGCTCTTTTTGTTTAAACTCTGATATCCTTTCATCATAATGTCGTTTAAGATCGTCGTACCTTTTCTTGTAGTTGGTTCCTCTTTGTTTTTGAGGGGCTAAACCTTCGTCGGTTGAGGTGGCCTCATCAGAACCTTCTCCATCGAAAAATAAACTATCTGCTGATCCTCTAGATGCTTCTGGCTCTTCGTGCCAAGACTTGTTTGCATTATAAGGATTAGCTTGTGGCTCTTGTGTATCAGTCATGTCTTACTCCTTTTCGGGGCTTGTTTGTTTTCAAGGTGGCTAGAAAATCTAGGGTCTTGAGTTTACAAGGTGGCCTTAAGGTTATAGGTGTGATAAGGGGCTAAAAGTTCTAGGTAGCCTTATCGTCTCATTAAGCTAGGAATACGATTAGCGTCAAGCATTTGCTCTTCGATCTGTTCGTCTTCCATAGCTTGGTCAGGCAAGTTAGCTTTTTCATCTTGGGTTGGGTCGTTCATGATACCACCAACTGCCTTCTTTTCTCTAGACGCATCATACTCGGTTTCTGCGTCCTTCATCATTTCTTCAAG